AATATCTGGAAAAGGGATAACCTTGATATCAGATTGAAGACCAGCACTATCATCAGTGTAACAATAGAAGTGAAAGTCAAACTGATCAGGGCAATGGCGGCGAGCCATATTACATAACCGATTGACGAAATGTGGTCCATATTTTGTGCCCCATTTAGCACAGACGAAATTTACTCTCATAACCAACAATTCAACTTAGGAATAATCACATCTTCAGCAAATTCTTTATACTTATACTCATCTGGATGAATACCGCCATTCACCTCTTCTAGTATAGGTCTATCTATATAATCAACATAATTCAAATCTAAAAGTTTTTTAAATTTATCAACCCATTCAAGTGGTATAACATCACGCCAACCAAATATTACTAGTGTTTTTTTATTGATTTTTTTACAAGATATAATATGATAAATTAGTTCTTGTAAATTTTCTGCAATATCATTTCTAAGATATTCAATCTTTGTATTAGGCATTAGATGTGGACAATCTGTTCTTTCTTCACCATCAAAGATATTAACGCTTACAAATTTATCGGGTGTTTCTTCCCTATGGTTTTCATAAATATCTTTCTTATTAGATGTCTTGAATCTTTTATGATATCTAACTGCAGATGTGATTTGCCAAATAACAATATCATCCTCAGTTATCTCTCCATCTATAACAGCTCTTTGATATTTCTTAATTTGTAAACTATTACTACATCCTGCTTCTGCAAAATTTTTCAATGGAAGACCAAGTTTATTTGATGTATATCCTGACCAACTACTTTCGCCTTTGCCAGCTGTAAAACTGCAACCAAATGTAATTAAGTTATACATCTTCCACACTTCTCTTTACAAATTTTCAAATGGTCTGCTTTCAGACTTTCATTATAATGCTCGAAGTCGTCATTATATACAATGTCTTTCAACGAGAAAGACTTGGCGTTATTATATTTAGGGTTATATGGATAGTCAATCGGGTGTAATGGGTATAATCTATTTTCTAATACATCCCGAGCAACATATGAACAGGGAAACACCTGCCCTTTAGCATTGACATATAAGCTGTTATCATTTCTTGCCTCGCAGTCGATAATCCATTTTTCTTCTTTCTCGATGTTACGATATTCGTAAGATTGCTCAAACTCTCTAACATTTTCTCGTGTTACATCCTTTTTCAATTCCTCAGGTATATGGAGGATATCGATCTCACCCATATTATCTAAGAAGGGCATAATCACTTCTGCACCCTGATCAGCGAACCATTCTACAATCTTATAGTAATCCCGACATTTAGTTGGATCCGCCAAAGTTCTCAAAAGAGTCACATATTCTAAATCGTATCCACTGAATATATGCTTTACATCTTCTAATGTCAACTCAGCATCTTCAACAAATATATCGTTGAAGGGGTTGCCAGTATCATTAGTTTTATTTGTGAGTTCCAACACAACTCTTGTAGGTAACTCTTTATACATGTCATACTTACCATACCAATGGTTGAGTATGGCAGCATCTTCACATTCTTTGATGTTTACTGAATCTTCACCCTCAATCATATTTTGATTGAATAGAGCAAGTTTTGCATCATAGTTTGCTTCTTGATAGTTATAACTAAATGAGTAACTATTTGGCAGAAAGTTCCAGAAGTCTGCACCAGCAGGACGACGCCATTGATGATAATTGTCTGACCCCTTATAGAATACTTTGAAAATATCAGGATTACTCACCACATCTTCATAAATTTTCTTCGGTTGATCAGACCACCAAAGCATACAACTTGAATTGAAATACGTTCCTCGTATATCACGAAATCTTCTATTCTTCAGCAAGCCATCTTGCTGCCAATGAGACCTGATGATATATGGGTTGAAAGCTAATTCATAAAAGTCATCGATACTATTCTGAATGACAACATCTAAGTCGAAATAACAAAATGGACCATCAGTTGATAACCATTTCTGTGCATTGAATACCAAAAACTTTGCTCGATCCCAGCAATAGTTTTCTACACCGAACCAATACTTTGGGTGTAGCGGTTCAACATCTGGTATGGGGTGAATCTCTACTTCTTCGCGAATACCATCAGGCTCGTCAGTAAAACATACCATACGAAAATGATTGACATAATTGGCATCAATCATACCATATAGATTGTTTACATATTCAACAGAGTATTTGTCACCCCACTTTATTGTTAGAAAAGTGAGTATAGTAATCAGTCCTTAAATCAAAATCAAAGTGATGTTGTCCATTCAGTAAGCAGATAATTGGATCTTCTCGATATTTTCTGCCTCGAGGACTTACATCTGTTGTGTGGTCTATACCAAACATATAGGAATAAATCATACCCTTATTATATGTTGAGAATGCGTCTTTATGTTCGTGGAAGAGATACTTATCATCACAACCTTTGTATTTGTTTATATATTTCTCAGGATCTTCATTGAAGTGTTTGGCAATGTGATTTCCACTGTTCCCATCCCAAGCCATTACACTGGAGTTGAAATCTCCACCGCCGTGTTCAGATTCGAACCCTTCTGGCTTCCAATAAGTTTTACAAATTGCATTAATACCTGAAAAAAACGGAAAAAGGTCTGGCTTCTGGATTATTACATCCAAGTCTAGGAATAGTGATTGAGTCCAATCTTCCCCCAAGATGTTTACTTTATTGAATGTTCCGAGGTCAGTGTCTGCCCAACGAGTGATAATCTCATCGTAAAGACCTTCATCCCGCAACTTTTCAGCTTGATCAGTGTGACAAACGTAACGATACTGCATGTTAGTAGCAGCTGCGATACGATTTACGTCATCATAGGTGTATTTGTCACCGTATAGTAATGTATGAATGGTTAGCATCTCTGTATATATAAATATAGCAAGAACACTGAAAAGGCAAGAAAAAAATGGCAACAACTACAAATATCGTGATAGAGCAGGGTGCTACCTTTTCGCAAGACTTTATTGTAAAAGATTCAGCTGGGGATGTGAAAGACCTCACTGGATACACTGCTACTGCTCAAATTCGTAGATCTTATTATTCTTCTACTGCTACAGACTTCACGACTGCTGTTGTTGAAGCTGATGGCAAAGTAACTCTTTCATTGACAGCTGCAGAAACTGCTGCTATTTCAGTAGGCTCGACTGGCAACAACAGGTATGTTTATGACCTTGAGGTTGCATCAGATTCCGAGACACTGAGACCATTTCAAGGTATCGTAACTGTCAGACCTAACGTAACGAGGGCATAATGGCTATTTCATCTAGACAAGGACTTATCGATTATTCACTTCGTCGCTTGGGTTTCCCAGTTATCGAAATCAATGTTGATGAAGACCAAATTAGCGATCGCGTAGACGATGCACTGCAGATGTGGCAAGAGTATCATTTCGATGGTGTTGAACGTGCATATCTGAAAAAGAAACTTTCAGGTTCTACATTGAATCTGACAACATCAGTATCATTTACTACTGGTGAAAAAATTACAGGAGGAACTTCAGGTGCAACGGCGACGGTTCATAAAGATAGCACTGGAACAGCAGTTGTCTATGAGAATACAGACAAGCCTGAAAAATTCGAAGCTGGGGAAACAATCACAGGCGGCACAAGCGGACTTACAGCGACGATTGACACAATCGTAAAAGGTGATATTGAAAACGGTTACATCGCAGTAAATGATGACTGGCTCGGTATTACACGTATGTTCAAGTTTGGTGCTGTAGCAGGTGCAAAATCTGATGGTCTGTTTGATGTAGATTACCAGTTTGCTCTGAATGACCTTTACAATCTGTTGAGTGCAGATGTAACATATTATTCAATGGTCAAGACACATATGAATGTTCTTGAAAGTTTGTTTGTGAACGAGAGATCAATTCGTTTCAATCGTAAAACAGACAAAATGTATATTGATACAGATATGGATAAGACTTTCAACATCGGTGATTATGTCGTTGCTGAAGGTTATAAACTCATTGATGCCACAGAATATTCAGAAGTTTACGATGATATGTGGCTGAAGAAATATACTACTGCTCTTATTAAGAGACAGTGGGGTGAGAATATGAAAAAGTTTGGTGGTGTTCAGCTTCCAGGCGGCGTCACATTGAACGGCGACCAGATTTATGGTGAAGCTGTCCAAGAGATCGCTACAATTGAAGAAGAAATGCAAATTAGATACGAATTGCCACCAACCTTTATGACAGGATAATTAGATGCCTACTAACCATTATTTTCAGCGTGGTAGGTCTATCGGTGAAGTTAGTGAACAAAATCTTATAGAAGATCTCACTATAGAAACTCTAAAGATCTACGGACACGATATACTTTATATGCCGAGGACTCTTGTGAACAGAGACACTATCTTTGATGAAAGTGAACTCTCTAAATTTACGCAAGCATACCATCTTGAAATGTATATGGAACCAGTCGATGGTTTCGAGGGCGAAGGCGATTTGTTTCAAAAATTTGGCATTGAGATCAGAGATAGCGCAAACTTTGTTGTTTCCAAAAGACGCTGGGAACAACAGGTAGAGCAAGCCAAGAGATACGGTGGTTCATTCCAGTTAGATGGGCGTCCAGCGGAGGGAGACTTGCTCTACTTCCCAATGACTAAATCTCTATTCGAAATCAAATTTGTCGAACACCAAAATCCATTCTATCAAGTTGGTAAACTACATACATTCCGTTTACAATGTGAGCTGTTCGAATATAGCTCTGAGAGACTTGACACTGGTAATACAGAAATTGATGCCATCGAGGACAACCTATCAGTTGATACACAATTGTCAGAGTTTACTCTAGAGACAGGCGATTCGTTCTTGCTCGAAGATGGTGGCAGCTTGATACTGCAAAGCTCTGCACTGAAACCTGCAGTCGCTGGTGATAATGCGGACTTCGTGAATATCCAAGCGGTTGATAGTATTATTGACTTCTCAGAAAACAATCCATTCGGTGAACTGTAATGTTTAGAGGAAAGACTTTTTATCATTCTCATATCCGCAGAGCTGTGGCAGCTTTCGGCACAATCTTCAATAATATTGTGATTGAGAGAAAAGATTCTAACGACGCTGTCGTGCAATCACTCAGAGTCCCACTCGCTTATGCTACAAAGCAGAAGTTCTTGTCGCGTATCGAAGGTCAACCTAATCTGACTGATCAGGAAGTTGCTATTGTTCTCCCTAGAATGGGGTTTGAAATCTTATCACTCCAGTATGACCCAAACAGAAGAATATCTCCTATTCAACATCACAAAAAGGCTGGTGATTCAGCAACTTCAGTGAAGCAGGTGTTTACATCTACACCTTATGATTTGTCATTGGGTCTGTATATTTTTGCTAAGAATCAAGAAGATGGTCTACAAATTCTTGAACAAATTATTCCATTCTTCAACCCAGACTTCAGTGTGACAGTCAATGATTTGCCTGAAATGGGTATCAAAAGAGATATCAAGATTACTCTAGACTCAGTATCGTATGAAGATAATACGCAAGGTTCGTTCGCCGACCGTCAAAGTATTGTTTGGAATCTTACATTCAATATGAAGCTGAACTTCTATGGCTATATTGGCAATCAGGATATTATCAGAAAAGCTATCGTAGATGTATTCCAACAACCAGACTTTACTGGACGCAGAGGTCGACAGTCATATACTGTAACAGCAGCAACTGCTACAGGCACAGCTGTGTTGTCGAGCAATACAGTTGACTCTATCACT